CTACTTTTTCTGGAAGTGTTGCAATCGGAAACAACCTGACTGCAGATAGTTCTACAATTAATAAGATTGCAAACACAACTCTTACGGGTCAAAACGCAACCTTTGACTCTGCAACTATAGGTAATCTTGCAGTCACTAACTTAGTTATCTCTTCGGGAGATAGTGCATTCTTTAGTAAAGTAGGTGTCGGAGATTTAGAAGTAGACTCTGCAAATATTGACATATTAACTTTAGACTCTGGACAAGTAAGACAACTATCTACTGGATTTATAAATGCAGACTCAGCCTTTATGGACTCTGCAACGATTACTACAATTGCAACTGGAAGTATAAACGCAGACCAACAATTTACTGACTCCGCAACTATTACTAATCTTGCGAACTCAGTATTGACCGCAAAAGTAATTACTAACACTACATTAGTAGGTGACAGTGCAACTATAGGTAATGTTGCGGTCACTACACAACTAACGGGTAATCAAGCAAACTTTGATAGTGTTGCAAGTAATACTTTACATGCAAATAGTCTTTCTGTAGACAGTGGAGATATAAGACAATTATCCGTTGACTTTATAAATGCAGATAGCGCCTTCTTAGATAGTGCAACGATTACTAATTTATCTACATCACAAATAACATTATCACAAACTACGATTGATAGTGCAACCATTAATACTTTAAATGCAGATAGTTCTGATATAAGACAGTTTAGTACAGAATTTATAAACTTTGACTCCGCATTCGGAGACAGTGCGACCATAACAAATATTGCAAATACTCAGTTGACTGGAAGTCAAGCGACTTTTGACAGTGCAACTATAACAAATTTAAATGTAGATAGTTCTGATATAAGACAGTTGTCAACAGAATTTATTAATGCTGATAGTGCCTTTATAGATTCTGCAACTGTTGGAAACATTGCAATTACTAACGCAGTAATCTCGTCTGGTGACTCTGCAACCTTTACAAGTCTTGCAAACTCTACCTTTACGGGTAAAGTAATTACGGGTACAAATGTTGCATTCGATAGTGCAAGAATTGGTAGTATAGGTATTGGTGGAACTGATATAACAACTTCTGGTAAAATATATTATGCAAACGTCTTTAGTGGATTAGGAGATTTACCAGATGCAAGTTCTCACCACGGTATGTTTGCACATGTACATGCGACTGGTGGTGGTTATTTTGCACATGGAGGAGCATGGCACAGATTATTAGACTCTTCTACAACTGCAATTCAAAGAGTTCGTGCATTATTAAGTGACTCTGCAACAATTAACAATCTTGCAGCTGGTACTATAAACGTAGATAACATAAACATTGGGGACTCTGCAACTTTCACTAATCTTGCATCAACCCAATTCACTGGTTCACAGGCAACTCTTGACTCTGCAACTATTGGTGGTATTCATTTAACATCTAATGATATCACTACAACTGGTAAGATATACTATGCAAATGTATTCAGCACAGAAGGAGATTTACCAAGTGCATCAACCTATCATGGTATGTTTGCACACGTTCACGCAACGGGGAAAGGATACTTTGCACACGGTGGTGCGTGGCATCAACTATTAGATAAGTCTAGTGCAAACGATAGTGCGACTATTACAAACCTTGCAAACTCTGTACTAACTGCGAAGGCAATTACAAATACTACGTTAGTTGGAGATAGTGCAACAATCACAAATATTGCAAACTCAGTTCTTACTGCAAAAGCAATAACTGGAACAAGTGCAACTATAGACTCCGCAACCATAGGTAATATTGCAATTACAAATGCAGTAATATCTTCTGGTGATAGCGCAACCTTTACAAACATTGCGAATACTCAATTTACTGGTTCACAAGCAACAATAGACTCTGCAGATATAGGTAATTTAAGAACTACGGGTGTATTACAAACAGACTCAGTAAATACAACTCAAATAGAATTTTTAACAAATGTCACAAACGTACCCGCACATAAAGAAGGTAGAATTTTTTACGATGATAGTAATAAAACAATAGGTTTTTATAGTGATGTTGACGGTTTAGTTCACGAAGTAGGTATCGAAGAACATCAAAGAGTTTATAATAATAGTGGTGCAACAATTACAAAAGGTAAACCAGTATACTTCTCTGGTAATTATACTGGGGGTGCAGTTGATGTACCAACAATAGCACTTGCAGATGCAACTGATACTGCAAAATACAATGCACAAGGTTTAACTGCAGTAGCAATACCAAATAATTCGTATGGATATATTCAGACTTCTGGTCAGTTATCAGGATTAGATACTTCTGGTTTAAGTGCTGGTCAAAAAGTCTTTGTTGGTTTAGGTTCTGGTTTATTATCAAATTCTACACCACTATATCCAAACTATCCAATATGTTTAGGTTGGTGTGTAAGTTCAAATGCTTCAACGGGTGTAATTTTACTTAACAGACAAGCACACACAATTGACTCATTAAGAGTTGTGACTTCGGGTCACATAGGAAGTAATTTACAGATTGACGGAAACTTAACGGTTCTAGGGTCAACAACTTCGGTATCGTCTGCAGACTTAACTGCTGGTACACCGATGTTCAGATTAAATGAAGGTAATGCAATTGGTGAAGCGGGAACAACATTCTCGGGTACGGGATTAGATGACGCCTTCTACTCAGGGTTCTTTACTGGTACTACAAATCAAAACTATTATGTTAGAATTGATGGTGTTGGAACTGGTGCGGGTGGAGTAGATACATTTGAAGTCGCATTTGGGGCAGACAGTACATTCTCTTCACCAGTATTAACTAAGCAACCAATTACTGGTTCTGCTCAGATGATTCATTCAACTGATAATATTTCAATTAACTTTGCATCAACTACGGGTCACGACTCGGGTGCAAGATGGGCTGGTACTGCAGGCCCAATCAATGTTGATACTGGTTTCTTCTCAAACAGAAACACTGGTACTTCGGGTGTAGGATTTACTTATGTTGGTATTTACTACGATGTCTCAGATGATAAATGGAAACTAATAGACGAATACGACTCAAATCCTAGTGGTAGTATTAACGAAGCAGATGCTTCCTATAGTTTAGGTACATTAAAACTTGATACTTTAGAAGGTAATGTCACGGGTAATGTGACTGGTAATGTATCGGGAACTGCAGCTACAGTCACGGGTGCATCCCAATCTAATATTACAAGTGTTGGTACTCTGACTGGGTTGACAATTGGTGGTGACTTAACTCTTGACTCTGCTGGTGCAGTAGTTTACGATAAGTCTGAACAAGCATTAACATTCGGTGATAATCACAAAGCAGTATTTGGAGGCAGTCTTTCTATCTCAAAAATAGGCAACTCTTCTTACATACATGAGACAGGAAGTGGAGATTTATACATAAAAGGTTCAGATATTTATATAACTGATGCAGATAATAACCAATTCATTCATTTAGACGATGATGGTACTGGAGGAACAGTTAGATTAAAACATGAAGGCAGTACAAAATTTACAACTACTTCAACTGGTGCCTCTATCACTGGACTTATGGCAAGTACGACTGCGACTGCAGACTCGGCGACAATAGGTAATCTTGCAAATTCAGTCTTAACTGCGAAAGTAATTACTGGTACAAATGTCACATTTGACTCTGCTACCATAACAAATATTGCGTCTAATTCAATAAACACAAATGCATTACAAGTAGATGATATCACAATAGATGGTTCTACTATATCTGATGCTGGTGCTTTAACATTAGATGCTGGTGGAGACATACACCTTGATGCGGGCGGACAAGTTAAATTAGATTTAGATGGCACTGGATATGGTGTTTTATTTCCGTCATCAGGTAATTTAGGTCTTCATGTAGTTCAACAAGATAAAGACTTTTTAATCTCTGGAAATGACGGTGGTTCTAGTATAACTGCATTAACATTAGATATGTCAGAAGCTGGTAAGGCAACCTTTAATGACATGGTTGTTGCACCTAAAGCAGACATTGACTCCGCAGATATTAGACAACTTACCACAGAATTTATTCACGGTGACTCTGCAGTATTTGATAGTGCAACTATAACTACTCTTGCAGTTGGAACACTTAACATTGATAATATTAATATCGGAGATAGTGCAACCTTTACTAATGTTGCAGTATCTACTGCATTAAATACTAATTCATTAATAGTAGACGATATTACCATAAACAGTTCAACTATATCTGACGCTGGAACTATTACTATTGATGCAAATCATATAGATTTAGATGCTGACGGTGGTAATATTACATTTAAAGATGGTGGGACAGAAATCGGTCAATTCCAATTAAATGACACAAACCATTTCAAAATAGGTTCAAAAGTATCTGATGCTGATATTAGATTTTTTGGAAATGATGGCGGGTCTACTATAACTCCTCTTATTTTAGATATGTCTGAGGGAGGTGCCGCTACATTTAATAATACAGTCACACTTTCAGATGAACTTGCAGTAAATGGAACTGGTAGTGCTCAAATAAAAATAAATGGTGCAACTGGTAGTGAATCTGTACTAAGATTTTATGATGGTGGTGCTGAAAGTTGGATGCTCCGACAAACAAATGCAGATAATATTTTAAGTTTTAGAAGAAGTTCAACTAACCATGTATCTTTAAGTGCAAGTGGTGATGTTTCAATGGCAGGTACATTATCAGTTGGTAATCTAAATGTAGACTCTGCAGATATAATTAAGATTGCAAGAGATAATCTATCTACTGCAAATTCATCTGCATTAACTTACGACAGTGCGGCTGGTCAGTTTGGACTAAATGCAAATCATGTAATGGCACTTATTCAAACAGTAGACTCAAACGGAAGTGGATTAAACGCAGATACATTAGACGGACAATCGGGTTCTCACTACCGTATAAATGTTTATAATGCAAGTGGAACATTACTTAACTAACGGATAAATAGAGATATGGCACATAGAAATGTAAATTCAAGAACTAAGTTAATAGACTATTGTCTTCGAAGATTAGGGCATCCAGTTATTGAAATCAATGTTGATGATGACCAATTAGAAGATAGAATAGATGACGGTTTACAATTGTTTAGAGAGTATGCAGCTGACGGTTCTGTACGAGTATACTTTCCAGTACAAATAACTCAAGCCCATATAGACAATAAAAAAATAAATATAACTAACCCAACTGGTTCTGCGGATAATATTTTTAAAGATAGAATACTTGATGTCGTAAAAGTGTTTATGATTGGAGACTCTACTTCAAATGTAAACTTCTTTGATATCAAATATCAAATGCGATTAAATGACCTTGCAGATTTAGCAACTGGAGTTGGAGACCTTGCATATTACGAACACATGCAACAGTATCTTGCGATGATTGATTTAAAACTTACTGGACACCCGCAATTACAATATAATAGATACGCTGATGAATTAAGAATATTTGGTGATTTAAGAGACGGTGGAGACCTTAAAGTCGGTGACTTTATTATGATTGAAATGTATATTGAATTACTAGAAACTGTTGGTAGTCAATATGATAATTTATTTCTAAAAAATTACTGTACAGCAGCCATTAAAAAACAATGGGGTGAGAACTTAGGTAAGTTTGAAGGAATGCAACTTCCAGGCGGTGTGACATTAAATGGTAGACAATTAATTGATGATGCAAAGGAAGAAATTGAAAGAGAAATAGAAAAACTAAGAAACGAGTATGACTATCCGCCCAACTTCTTTATAGGGTAGATTGTGGCAACTAATCAATATTTTAAAAATAAAGTTCGTTCTGAACAACAACTTTACGAAGATATAACAATCGAAGCACTCCAGATGTATGGACAAGATGTCTATTATCTTCCTAGAGAAATCAAAAACTTAGATAGAATATTTTTAGATGATATACCTTCTAGATTTTCTGATGCATATAAAATTGAAATGTATATTGAAAATGCAGAAGGTTTTGAAGGAGAAGGAGATTTATTCACGAAGTTTGGTATTGAATTAAGAGACCAAGCAAACTTTGTGGTATCTAGAAAAAGGTGGTCGCAACTTATTGGTGCTAATTTAGAGAAACAAAACTTTAGACCAAGAGAAGGTGATTTAATTTATTTAACCTTAACAAACTCTTGTTTTGAAATCAGGAGAGTTGAAACCGAAACACCGTTCTATCAGTTAAGTCAACTTCCTACTTTTAGATTACAATGTGAACTATTTGAATATAGTGGTGAAGACTTTGATACTGGTATTGATACTGTACAAGATATTGAAACCGAAGGTTCTTTCAAGTATCATCTATCACTTGACTCAGGTGGTGGTCGATTTATTCAAGGAGAAACGGTCACACAAGTATTCGATACTTATAATATGATTGGAGAAGTTGCATTTGCATCTGACTCTGGTAATACTTTACATCTAATTCATAGTGGTGCAACTGACGGATTATTTCATGAGTGGACAACAACTAAAAGTGTTGTTGGAGACCAAAGTCAACACGTTGCAACACCAACTTCGATAAATCAAATAAATGATATACTGAATGATAATCAGAATAAAACCTTTGATGACTTTGAGTCTGATTTCTTAGACTTTAGTGAGTCTAATCCGTTTGGAGATATGCAGTAATGTTTGGTACTTATTTTTATCATAAGAGAGTCCGAAGTGCAGTAAGTGTGTTTGGTTCTTTATTTAATAATTTGTATGTACTGAGAAAAAATTCTGCGGGACAAACTATTTCTCAAGTCAAAGTACCATTGTCATATGCACCAAAAAGAAACTTTATTGCAAGGCTCGAGTCCATGAATAATGGAGAAGAAGCAGAAAGAAGAGTTGCAATTAAATTACCTAGAATGTCTTTTGAGATTACAAGTATTGCGTATGATGAAACACGACAGTTAAATAAAATGAATACTTTAAAT